GGCTTGACTTATATACGTTACATGGGCATATTAGATGCACGGCTTCCAAACGTTTCTCCAGTTCTCCATCCTTATGATCACTTTATGGACAATATGTTCCGCTCTCTCATCCCTGGCGAGAGAGAAAAGATTCTTTTGCGATATAAACGGGTAAATCCAACCACTTCCCTAAAGCTGAACTTTTTGCGAAAATTTGATGTAGACGATGTTCTTCCCGTCCACATTCAGCATCGCATTTCATATTGGCAGGAGAAGATGTACGGTGAAATCAGAGCCCATCCATTATATGATTCTTTTCTCTCAAACCTCGGTTATCAGATTCGCAACATCAGGGACTATCAGGATCTTGATATTAACATGTCGACAGCGGCCGGGTACCCACACCCCGCCGGCAAACTAAAACGTGACGTCGCCGATGAGTCTTACGCTGAGGCCGCTCGCATCGTTCAGGACCGGAATTATTGTGATACCTATTTTGAGAAGCATAAATGGTACACAACCGGCCGCGCGAAGATGGTCGAACGTAATGCACCTGATTCTGCACGTCTCGTCGCTTACCCAGGATTCCCAGTGGTGCTCGTTGTTCAGAAGTTCATGAAACCATATACCACGTTTTTCAAGGTATCAGCCACTCGTTTTTCCGCGATTGGTATGTCTTGGATGCACATGGGCGCTGACAAACTAGCCGCTGATCTGGGCCTGGAGAAGGGGTTTGCTCCACACGGACACGTCATTGATGCTCAGGATTGCGCTGGATGGGACCAGCATGTCCGTTCAATTTTCCATTATGGTCGTCTTGATCATTACTCACGCATGATACGCGACTCTGTCGAAAGGGGGTATTGCGATGAAGAGTCAGCTACGGCCTTCATTCGCGTGTTCTCTCTCGCCTTTCACGACATGGTCAACGCTGTTCTCGTATTCGCCGACGGCCATTCCTTTAAGGTGTCGACTGGCACTAAATCGGGATGGCCCATCACATCGGTCGGGAACACTGAAGATCATGAGGTCGTTTATTCCATTGCCATGGAAAGCTGCGGTCTATCCACGTATGACATCAAACACAAAATCGGAGGCGACGACTGTATTGACGTACTTCCTGACTCAATCACCATCGAACAGAAG